AGAAACATACACACGCTGACAGAGACACACACTGTGAGAGAGGGAACACACAACACACAGAGACACAAACACACTTAGAGACACACACACACTGAGTGAGGCATACACACAGAGAGAGACACAAACATTGTGAGACACACACACTGAGACACACACACACTTAGAGACATACACATATACAGCCGAATACTCACAAGCAGTAGAGGACAAGGCCAATGTTTATGCTGACTGGAAAACCAGCGAGACATTTATGAAATTATCCTTTGCCGAGTTCGATGTATGGCGAAGTGAAGAAGCTACCAATCGAGGACTGGACAGGCGATCGACAGGATGAAGCCCATTAGTTTCAGAACCACGTTCATGGCTATCTGCCTCATTGGGATATCTTACAGTGTGTTCTCGTATTGGTATTTTGGATGATTAAGCTACCTTATCCGCCAACAGTAAACACGTATTATACGGTCGCTCGTGGTCGCAAGATACTGTCAACAACAGGTCGATCATTCAAGAAACAGGCGTTACTGAGCATGATGGAGCAGAACGTTCCTAAGGGCCGTGACGGTTGTTATGCAGTGATGATTCACATGATGCCACCGGACAACAGAAAGCGCGATGTAGACAACATCATCAAGCCTATCCTGGACTCTCTTGTGGAGTACGGAGCGATACCGGATGATTCAATGGTTCATGATTTGAGAATACAGAGATTTGATGTGACTAAGGGTGGTTCTGTCACAGTGAATGTGTGTCGTGAATAGGACTCGTAACCCATGCCTACAAAAGCTGATCTCAGGAAATTCGCCCGTAACCAGGAATGCCAGATCAGAATATACGGGGTGTGTAACGGCAATCCTGAAACAACTATCTGGGCACACTACAGACTGGGTGGCGTTGCTGGAATGGGACAGAAACCACCAGACTTGTGCGGTGCATTCTGCTGTTCAAGTTGTCATGACTTAATAGATTCAAGGGTAAAATCAGACCTGACCAGAGTACAGATAGAATCCCATATGCTACACGGGTTGGTCAGAAGCCTGAAGATTGTTGATGAGAAATATAAATTGGTGAGGAGATAGAAATGAAATGGTTTTTGAACAGCCCATTAGGGGCAATGCAGTTACTTAGTGCCCCACTTTGGGCAATGGCTTGGTTAATCGCAGGCTGGACAATTTGGGAGTTTTTACTGGCATGGGTCATTGTATCTGTGCTACAGGTTTTGGCATATGCTCGATAGTATGAGTTGGTGAAACGATGAGAAAGCCTAGAATTATCAAGTATTGTAAGCATTGTGGGGAAGAATTTTCAGTGCCTCCAAGTCTTGACCGATTAATGTTTTGCAATAAAGTTTGTTATGACGAATACCAAACTGGTGATAGAAAATTAGTGGTTTGTGGTTCTTGTGGAAACGAGTTCAAGGCTAAAAAAGATCATGGGGTATGGGAGAGATTTTGTAACAGAGCATGTTTTGAATCCCAGCAATTGGGACGAAAGGATGTTACTTGTAATGAATGTGGAAAAGCCTTCAGGGCTGACTGGAAGAAAGACAGGGATCATTATACAAAACATTGCAGTAGAGACTGTTTCATAAAGGCCCAGACCACTCGTGTTCCGGTTAATTGTTTTAATTGTGGGAAAGAGTTTTCACCCCCTAGATGGAAATCAGATACTCATGATGAGATTTTCTGTTCGGTTAAATGCCATGCTGCGGTGAAATGTGGTGAAAATTCACCCGCATATAAGGGTGGGTCTTACGTGGCATCAACTGGGTTTCGTTTCGTAGCAAATGGTCCTCATGTTGCCAAGGTTGGTTATCGCGGTGAGCATCGATTGATAGTGGAAAAAATAATAGGCAGGAAGTTGAAATATCATTCTGAACCCATCCTTCATCTGAACCGCGATAAAACAGATAACAGGCCAGAAAATATGTATGTATGCCAAAACATGGCTGAGATGGGGTCAATATTACAAGGGGGTCAACCGTTTCCCCAAAAAAGCAATATCCAAAATTTATCAATGACAGGTAAAAATACTCTATAATGCCCGCATGCTAACAGATAGAACACATTATGAACGCTGGGGAGCACGTACTACATGCACGACTGATCTGCGGTCAGGTTGAATGCCTGATCGACGGGCTGCTGTGTGAATTGGAGTTGATCTGTGAGATTCATGAGGATGAGGAATGTTCTATCTGTACGTGATTGACCCTAATCTACTCACACGACAAGACCATATCGACCATTATGCCCGCGTGGGTGCATTGATTTGTACCAGCACAGTCCGACCTCCTAACGTACCGGGAACGGCGATTAAAAACATAACCAGACCGGGCCCGAATGATTTGTGGGATGAGTCTGCACAGGACTTGGTTTACTCAAGGCGCGACCGATTCATTTCGGTCAAGGACTACTTTTATAAATTCACTGAGGCGGAACTCGATTTATATTATGTCAATGCTACTGACCGAGTGCTGAAAACGTTTAATCATTATGCGTCTATGGAGAAGCTAATTGACCTTGATTCTACGTGGGCCGTTAATGTCACCAACGCACTTGTCACCACGAATATCCTCACCAGTCAAAGGGCCGCAGAGATTTTAGCATGAGTTTAGAATCAGTCGGAATGGACACATCTGATTCCGGCATGACGCCGATTGTATCGGGTGCTATCGATACAAAGGGGGCTTACGTTGAATTAGTGGCATCAAGTGGTCAGGACTGTGAGTGGCTAACTCTCTTTGTTAACGGAACTGCTGGTAAAGAAGGTATATTATTGGACATAGCAACGGGTGCTGCGGCATCTGAAGTGGATGTGATCTCGAACATAAGCATCTGGTCTAACGCCACGCTTGGATTAGAAAACTTTATTATTCCCATTACGATTGCATCAGGAACTCGTATTTCTGCTCGTTGTCAGGGTACTACAGGGACGCTTACTTTTAATGTTGGTCTTATATTGCACGATGATGATGCATTCGGAACAGCGGCCAGTAATATCACGGTTGGGGCCAATACAGGAACCAGTCAGGGCACGGACATTGATCCGGGCGGCACGGCCAATACGAAGGGGGCCTATACGGAATTGGTAGCCAGTAGTAGTGCAGATATTGACTGGATGGCTATAATGATAGACCCGTCTGATAATAATGGCCAAACGACTGCTGATTTTCTATTTGACATTGCTATAGGGGCAGCATCGTCTGAAGTTGTTGTAGTTGCAAACTTACATTTTGCGTCTGATTCAGTAGAGGTTGATCCCAGTCGGGCGTTTGTCGTAAAAGAAACTATTGTATCTGGCAGTAGAATATCGGTTCGTAGCCAAAGTAGTATTACCGATGCAACGGACAGAGTAATGGCCGCGTCAATTATTGGTGCCAATATGACGGCACCTGCTGGCGGTGGTGGCGCTAGTGGTGTTCGGTTAGGCGGAACGGTAGGATAATGGTCGCTTATTACGGAGACTTCGCAGAGGATGACACGGTAAACATACCGTTCAACACCTTTACGTCCGATGACCCGGCGGCGAGTTCTACAATCACCAATCTGGCTGACTCCGATATTCACTCTCACCGACCCTGAATTGCAATAGTTTTTGTTCAAGCAAGAGCTTTGCTGACTGCGCCAGATCCTTTTGAACCTCACGAATGCATACACTACGCAGTCCTTCACCACAATTACCGGGTTCGTTCAGACTATCGACTATCAGGCGTTCTGCAAAGAAATGACTCTTACCGCTGCCCCTACCACCGTAAGCCCCTTTATATCGTGCTGGCGCTAGTAATGGCTCAAATATCTTTGCTGTCTTAGTCTTGAGTGCTCGCATTACACGAGTTCGTTGATGATCTTGGTAATCAATGGCCGTTCAGGATCACTACCAAGTTCCAGTTTATCCCCGTATTTCTTGGGCTTTAGCTTGGATGCAGCCCACTTTCTCACATCAACCCTGAGTCGTGATCGTTGTACATCTTCCTTATCGTCATCAGCAATATGCAGCATGTCTTCCAATAGTGCATCAGCTGAATCTGCTTTTGCCTTCGCGTATTGGTCGCTAAATCCTTCTTGCGTTCGTAACCATCTGAAAACAGTACCTTTATTCGGCATATCATCTGGCTTACACACGGTTCTCAGTGAAATACCTTCAGCTAACTGTGAGCAAATCTCATCAGCAAGTTCTTGTGTGTAGTCTGATGGTCGTCCTGCTGGCATTATTTCTTCCGTTTTCGTTTCTTTCTGGCCGTACTCAATGCAATAGCCACTGCTTGTTTCTGTGGCCGACCTGATCGCTTTAATTCCCGTATATTACGAGATACTGTTTTCTTACTGCTGCCCTTTTTAAGCGGCATTACTTACGCTTCCTCGTAAGGTAAAACGCTAGTTCCTTCCATGCCACATCGGATACAATCTTGATCCTGCTCAACAAGGCCCTCATCTGTATGAAAGATAGGCTCACCAACATTCTCTACGTTGTGCCCAAACAGAAAACAGAAAACATACCGTAGATAACTATGCACACCAAATGCTTTCAACATCATTTCTTCCTTCTCCTTGGCTTACGTCTTCGTATGGGTCTGTGTCTGGGCATGGTTATTCCTACATCAATAACAATGCGATTATAGCACTCTCATCATCCTTTTCTTCGGCCTCTATCTTCACCAGCATCAGCTTTGATATCTCAATGTCCTGCTTGATACCGTTAGCGCGTCTGATATACGCCTGGTTCACCACTGTCTGCGTGCGTTTTACCTCTCTTTGCAGCGTCTTTGAAGTTGTTCTGGCGCCGGATATTGTCCTGACCGCTATCTTCGGTGGTTTCGGTGTGACCGCTGTCGTTACATCCTGTTTAGCAGAAGTATCCGCTATATCCCGAACATGCTTCAGTATCGATTCAGCCTCGTCGATATTGCTGACTTCAATGAACTGACCATCGACCTCAACAATATAGCGGGCCTTTTTACGCCTGCCACCCTTTCTGACGACAACCGGTGTGCCGGCCTCTTTGGTCGAAAAGTCGCCGTATAAGCCCCTTGAACCACCGTATAGCCCTAACCGGGTAACGGCAGCCATCAGATTATCTTGAAAGCATTCCCGTCTTCAGGGGCTAACGTCAGGGCGGTGAAGGTCAATAAACCGTTAGCACTAGCATAATCAGTGATGTCCGTTCTCTCACCATCAGCGGGTCCGGCAGTGAATACGATAATAGCGCCAATCAATTGATCATCAGTAAATCCAGTCAGGTCGCTGGTACATTGAGTGGTACTTAATGTTCCTGTTGCAGCAGCACCAAAGATAATGCCCAATTCCAGTTGATCGACATTTGCATCAACAACCGCCAATGCCGCCGATGTTGCATAATTAGGTTGAATATCAGCCGTATCCACAAGGATTGCATCAACAACCGTATCAACCGTTGCAAGGTTTGTGGCTGTTGCATAGTTTGGCTGTATGTCGGCGGTATCTACCAGAATTGCTGCTGTATCAACTTTCACCGTATCCACCACAGCATCCAGAGTCGCAATCAATCCGGGGACATCATCGCCCTGTAATTCGTTCGTATCAGCAACGATTGTTGCCGTTTCTGCTTTCACCGCAATAATGTCTGCTGCAATGTCGGCACCAGCGGCATTCGTAATAACGGCAGTCTCTATACCATCAACGAAGTTATCAATCACCAGTATGTCAGCAGAAATATCTGCACCTGCTGCATTTGTGATTACAGCGGTTTCAATCTGGTCAACATTGGTATCAATAATGTCTATCTTGTCTTCAATGTTCGCAAGGCTGTTTGTGCCCTTGAGTAATGCAAGAACTCCGCCAGCCCTTTCAATTGAGAATGCCCCAACCCACGCATTGACCGTTCCAGCGTCTACCGTAGTGCCCTCAATCCTTACGGCATACTCGGAGCCTGTGGCATAATAAGCATCTACGCTGGTGTCTATGGTAATCATGTGATTACCCGTTATACCGTCGAAGTTAATGACGACCGTAGCGCCGTCAGTTACGGCCTGAGTTATGCTGCCGTCTTTGTGAACGTGAATATCGGAGTCAGCCAGATTGGTGATTGTAGAACTCGCCGCCGGGTCATCGGACGTAAAGGTGTTGAACGGTATGTTTACCGTGTCATCCTCTGCGAAGTCTCCGTAATAAGCGACCATTATCCTACCGTTCCGCCTAAC